TCGCTGTCTCAACCGGTGAACGTCTATCGCGGGGTCGAGGCCGACAAGGTGGTCATCGGCAAGGTCGGCACCACTATCTCTGATCCGGCCTACGTGTCGACCAGCGCCAGTTCGCAGATAGCGGCGAGTTTCCGGTCAGTCGGCGCAGATCACGTGCTGTTCGAATACCGGCTGCAGCCTGGCCAACATGCGCTCGCCATGGATGCGATTGACGAGGACGGACCGGGCAGCGAGCAGGAGGTCCTGCTGGCACGGGGCCAGAGGTTCATGGTCGTCGAGGATTCGGTGCGAGCCGTGCCTGGCCTGACCGGGTTGACGCGGGTTGTGGTGCTGGCTCTAGTGTAGCGTCTCAAGGGATGGACAGGCTTGACGGCCTGGCACGGGATAGTGTTTGATTTTCATATGAACCCCGCAGACGTTCCAGTCTTCGCCCGATTCAAGGGTGCCCGCATCCAGCACCTGCTGGTTCCCGGCACCAAGGCCACCAAGTGCGGCAAGGACGCCACCCTGGCGAACCGATACCCACTGCTCACTCAGGCCAACAGCACCGACCGTCGCCCGTTCCCAACCTGCGCTAAGTGCGCCACCAAGTGACCAGGAGGTCATCATGAGCAACTCCACCACCGCCAGTGCCGTCAAGGCCGGAGACAACCTGCACCGCGTAGAGCCAATCAGCCCGCGCAGCGCAGTCTTCCAGGACGCCATCGACGCCGAGGTCCTGGCCGTGTTCCCCACGCCGGACTTCGAGGACACGCACACGACCATCGAACTCGTGCCTGAGGCTCCGGCCCACCGGTCGGTGCTGAACCTGGTCAACGACCGGCGCGTGTTCCTCAACGCCTGATCGCCAGTCGGCCGTCCCCGTCACCCATTGGGTGACGGGGACGACCTATGCCTGGCTGGTAGAATAGAGCCAACCTGGCACGTTCCGACCCGACACGGGAGACTAGCATGGCTGACGACATTGACACGACGGACGATGTATCGGACGAGGACGAGAAGGTATCTTCCGCAGCCTCGGACAAGCCCAAGGGCCGAGAGGGCCAGGACGACTCTCTAGGGTTTCCGAAGGGCACTCCCGTCGCAGAGATGACCGTCGAAGAGCAGGCCGCGTACTGGAAGCACCAGGCACGCCGGCACGAGGGTCGAAACAACGGCTGGCAGAAGACCGTGGGCGAGCGCACGCCTGAGCAGTTGAAAGCCGACCTGGAAGAGTTGGACTCGATCCGCAAGGACAAACTGACTCCTTCCGAGAAGGCCATCGAAGAGGCCAAGCAAGCCGGCCGCGAAGAGGCTCGCCAGGAGTTCGGACCACGCCTGGTCGGCATGGCCTTCGACACGGCCCTGGCCCACATTGCCACCGACGAGCGAGCCGAGTTGATCGAGGCTCTGAACCTGAACCGATTCCTCGACGACAAGGGCAACGTGGACACCGAAGCCGTGGCCAAAACCGCTGCTCGAATCGCGCCAGCCGGCAAAACTGGCCGAGGTCCGGTAGACTACGGTGCAGGAAGCCGGCGAACTGCCAAGGCGTCGGCTGCTGATGAAGGACGCAGAGAGGCGCAGCGCCGGTACGGCAAGTCCGGAGCCGCAGCCTGATCAACGCGGAACCCGATGATCGTCAAGGTCCAGGACCGCATCAACCCAACCACTGACCAAGGAAGGCTCAGATGACGACCAACATCGCCGTCACCAGCAACGCCTACCAGGTCGAGAAGCGGTCTTGGCTGATCCCTCAGCCTGGATCGGTGGGGCCTGGCTACACGCCATCGGGCACCCTGCTTCCGTCGCTGTTCACGGCCGGCACGCACTACCCGAACGGGTTCATCCCGTCCGGAACGGTGCTTGGTCGCGTGACCGCCTCGGGGTATCTCGGACCTTTCGACCCGGCCGCAACGGACGGTCGACAGACCGCCGTGGGCCTGCTGTTCTCGTCGGTCGGCGTCAACGCCGCCGTGCCGACTCAGCCGGTGGGTGGCGCATTCGTCGCCGCATTCGCCGTCGTGCGTACGGCGAAACTGCCGTTCCAGTCGGGAGTCGGCAGCCTCACCGCCGCAGCCCGAACCGCCCTCGCCACGATCTACTTCGAGTAAGGAAGGACTGACTAATGGCTATCTTCTTCGACGCTCCCGTCAGCCCCGACGCACTCACCGCGTTCGTGCGCGAGGTCCCAACCGACCCGACTCTGCAACTGTCGAACCTGTTCCCGGTTCAGACGACGGACGACAACACGATCGACTTCGCTGACATTATCCACACCAACCGGACGGCCAAGTACCGCTCGTTCGATGGTCGGATCCACGTCAGCGAGCGAGACACCGGCTCGGACAAGCGAGTCCGGCTGCTGCCACTGTCCTCGTCCCTCGGGGTCGGGGAGTACGAGCGGCTGCAGTTGCAGTTCGCCCGTACGGGTGGTACGAACATGCAGGCCCTGGCCAACGCGGTCTACAACGACGCGGACAACCTGACCCGCGAGGTTCGCAACCGTCTTGAACTGGCATGGGGTGACGTGATCACCGATGGCCGGTTGACGATCAACGAGAACGGGTTCATCGGGGAGGCCGATTTCGGCGTTCCTGCTGGACACCTGATCACCGCTGGCACGTTGTGGTCGAACACGGCCGCACCGATCCTGGACAACCTTGTCTCGTGGAGCGACACGTACGCCGCCACGAACGGGTTCATGCCAGGCCAGATTCGCGTCTCGCAGCGCGTGTCTCGGGCCATGCAGGTCAACACCCAACTGATCAACGCAGCGGTTGGATCTGCAGCGGGTCGCACTCGGATCAACCTGAACGAGTTGAACGACGTTCTGGCTTCCGAGGGCCTGCCTCCGATCACCCGCTACGAAACCAAGTCTCTCGACGTCGATGGCGTGACCACGCCGACGATGCCGGATGACCGGGTGATCATGTTGCCGCCCAACGTCAACGACCTGGGCTACACCGCATTCGGGGTGACCGCGACAGCGCTGGAACTGATGAACAGCGCCAACACGGACTTCTCGTTCGCTGACGCTCCCGGCATCGTCGGGGTCGTCCTCAAGGATGGTCCTCCCTTCCGTCAGTTCACGTACGTGGACGCGGTGGCGATGCCCATCCTGGCCAACGCTCGGCTCCTTCTCAACGCGGATGTGATGTGATCATGGCTACTGGCAAGAAGGTCCTGGCCGCAAGCGTCCACGTGTACGACGAGGAAAGGGGAACCGTGGTCTACTCTGCAGGTGACACTGTGCCGGCGAACCACGCCAAGCAGATCACCAACGAGAAGGCCTGGACCACCGAGGACTCGTCCGGATCCGAGTAACACCCGAAACGACGCGTGCGGGAGGTGCCCTGATGGGTGCCTCCCGCATCGTCGTCGGAAGGAGTTGAAGTGGCACTACCGCTGGCCCTGGCGTCGGACCTGGCCGAAACATGGCGCACCCTGACCCTGGCCGAAGAGACACGAGCGACAGCCCTGATCGAGCAGGTCGAGCGCAGGATCCGACGCAAGATCACCGACCTCGACGAGAAGATCGCAGACGGCCGGCTGGACGAGGCCGGGGTCCGAGACGTCGTGGTCACCGTGGTGCGTCGAGCGATGCTCGCAGACGGCCAGGAGGGAGTCATGCAGGCATCGCAGACCACCGGGCCGTTCGCGTCCAGCCAGACTTATGCGAACCCCATGGGCAACATCTATCTGACCGATGACGACTGGATGCACCTGGGCCTGGACGTCAACGCCCGACGCGTCGGATCGATGCAGTTGCGAGTGCCCTGATGCGCATGCCGTACGGAACCCCGGTCACGGTCCTTGAATACCTCGGAGAGGAAGAGGATCGTTTTGGCAATGAACAACCCTCCTGGGCACCTGCCGGCCCGACCTACGACGAGTGCGCCATCGACTCGCAGAGCAGCGAACCGGTGGCCCCACAGGAAGACACCGTGGTCGTCACCGGCAAAGTGTATGGCCCGTTCGATATGGAGGTTCACCCGAAGGACAAGGTGAGAATCCGTGGCGTCGAGTGGGATGTGGTAGGTGAGGTCTGGCGCGAGCAGAACCCGTTCACTGGCAGCCGGCCCGGTTGCTGGTTCGGGATCCAGAGAACGGTGGTTGCCTGATGCCCGTTGATCTGATGCCGAACGCCGAGGCCGAGTTCATCGATTGGGCCGAGGACGAGGCGACCATGCTGGCCATCCACGCCGGCCGGGTCGGCACGAAACTGTCCAGGACCCTGCCGGCCATCCGCGTGACCAGGATCGGTGACCCGTCGCCGCACCACTGGCAGGACAACGCGGCCCTGGCCGTCGAGTGTTGGGGCAACAACCAGGACGAGGCCGACCGGCTGCTGCGCACGATGATCGCCGCTCTGCCCGACATTCGGGGACGGCGAGTGCCCGAAGGGACGATCCACACGTACGAGGTAACAGCCGGCCCGTACTTCGTCGAAGATGAACAAACCGGCTCTGTCCGGTACAATGTAACCGTGAACTTCCTGATCACGTCGTCACCCAACACCGGAGGCTGAAATGGCCGAATACGTCGCAACAAAGACCCTCCTGGTCGGATTCGCCGCTGCTCACCAGCCAGGCGACCTCGTGCCAGAGGCCAACATCAAGCGCAACGGCTGGGAGGACGGGGTGGCCAAGGTCGGCACCAAGGCCGCTCAAGCCGTGATGCAGGACCCCTCGTCTGCTGAGGCGACCGGAGGCGGTGGCGGCACCGATGCCGACGTCGACACCGGGCCGTCCTCGACAGCGGAACCGGTTCGCAACAAGTGAGTCGCGTCATCGTCGATCCGGCTGCCATAGCCCGGTTTGGCGGCAGTACCGAAGTGAAGGTCCTGCTCGGCAAGATAGGCGAGCAGGTGGCACAACAGGCAGCGGATGCCGCACCCAAGCGATCCGGCGAGGGTGCAGCGTCAATCAGGGCCGAAGTGGACGCCGACTCCGAAGGGGCCGTCGTTCGGGTATCCTGGGACCAGGATCACTTTTACATGCTGTTCCAGGAAATCGGCACCAGGTATCAACCGGCGAGGCCCTTCCTCCGTCCGGCCGTCACCGCAACTCGAACCCTCTGATACACCCGACCAAGGAGAAGCAAGATGCCGCAGCCGCAAATCGCCACCCCGGCGATTGCCACAGACCCTGGGTTCCTGTTCTGGGCACCAATCGGGACGGCCGAACCTACCCACACTGTCGCCGGCTCGGTATTCACCGACGCCTGGGCCGTCGACTGGCTTCGTCTCGGAGCGACTGAGGAAGGCCACGCCTTCAACTGGTCGACCACCACGGAGCAGATCACCGTCGCGGAACTGCTCGACCCGATCAAGTACGTCTCGACGGGTCGTTCCGGTTCGATCGCGTTCGCTCTGGCCAGCATCACCGCTGCCAACATCCGGCGTTCGCTCAACGGTGGCACGCTCACGCCGACCGGCACGGGCGCGACCTCGATGACGACCTACACGCCGCCAGCCCTGGGTGCTGAGATTCGGTGCATGATCGGCTGGGAGAGCCAGGACGCCACTGAGCGCCTGATCGCGTACCAGTGCTTCAACACCGGCTCGGTTTCCGTGGCCCGTCGTCGCGGTGCCGCCAAGGCCACCCTCCCGGTCGAGTACGCGCTGGAAGTGCCGGCCGCTGGCCAGCCCTTCAAGTACATCGCGGCCGGCACCTCTCGGATCGGTGTCTGATGGCTCTGATCGGTGAGTTCGAAATCGCCGCTCGGCAGGCCGAGTCGGACGAGGAACTCGACACCTTCACCCTCAACGGGGAGGTGTTCACCATCGACCCTGAGCCGAACCTGATCGCCCTGGGCCGGTTCGCGAAACTCGCTCGGACCGGTGCCGACACGGACGATATGGAATCGTTCGCGGCCCTGGTGGACACCGTGGCGTCGAGCGTCGTCGAGGGTGACGAGGCCCGGTTCCTGGATCTGTGCCAGAAGAAACGAGCGCCGGCTGATCTGCTGCTCAAGATCGTCCAAGCGGTATTGCAGGCTCAAGCCCAACGCCCTACCCGGCAGCCCTCCGACTCCTCGGCTGGGCTGTCGAACATTGGGGATATCTCGAAGGCCGGCTCCTTCTCTCCGGCGCAATCGACCCTTCCGGGCATGAACTGGACCGACACACCGTTCGGCCGGCGCGAACTCGCAGCGAACCCCGAAGCGTACGCCGACGTGTTGCCGCTCGACGTGGCAGCGGCCAAGGTAGCGCAGCCGGCCTGATTCAGTGGACACCACAGGCAGTATGCAGCGTGGTGTACGCTTTGCTCATGGATCAAGCCCTGGCCGCTGACCAGGTGGGCGAGCCGGCCTACCTGGTGGCCGGGGTCAAGTCCGACGAACTCGAAGATATGTCGTATGTCAAGGCCTTCCACGACTGGCTCGATGCGCCGATCGGTCGCGAGGCAGCGAACGACCAGGCGCTGATGAACTACTTGACAGGAGGCCTGACGTGACCACGCTCGCGACAGCCTTCGTCGAAATGCGACCCGATATGACGGGGTTCGGCACCCGTCTGTCGACCTCGACTCGCCTGGCGTCGGAGAAGGCCGGCTCGACCGCCGCCAGGTCGTTCACCTCCCGGTTCGCCGCTGGCTTGAAGATCGCGGCCGTGGTCGGTGGCGCGATGGCTGTCGCCGCTGGTGGACGGTTCCTGTCCGGTGCCATCCGCGAGGCGTCGGACCTGGGCGAGTCCATCAACGCGGTCAACGTGACCTTTGGCCGCGCAGCCGGTGGCATCAAGCGCCTGGGCGAGGACGCAGCCACGGCGGTCGGCCTGTCCAAGAACGAGTTCAACGGCCTGGCCGTCCAGTTCGCCGGGTTCGCAAAGACCATCGCCGGAGACGGTGGCAACGTCACACGGACCATGGATGACCTGACCACACGAGGGGCCGACTTTGCGTCGGTCATGAACCTCGACGTGAGCGAGTCCATGCGACTGTTCCAGTCGGGTTTGGCCGGCGAGACAGAGCCTCTGCGGAAGTTCGGCATCGATCTGTCGGCTGCAGCCGTGGAGTCCTATGCCCTGGCCGAGGGTATCGCCAAACCCGGCCAGGAAATGACCGAGCAAATGAAGGTCCAGGCCCGGTACGGCTCGCTGATGCAGCAAACCGCCAAGGTTCAGGGTGACTTTGCGAACACCAGCGACTCGCTAGCCAACAGGCAGCGGATCCTGTCGGCCAACTTCAAGGACCTGCAGGCCAGCATCGGCACGGCTCTGCTACCGATTGTGACCGCGTTCGTGGGGTTCCTCAACGACCGGGGCCTGCCGGCGTTGAAGGCGTTCGGCGGGTTCATCACGGACACGGTGGTGCCGGCCGGCCGACGATTCGTCGGGATGATCAAGGACGTGGTGGGCGAAATGCGCGCCCGGTTCGGTCCTGAGATATCGGAAGCCATCGACAGAGCCAAAGATGCCTTCAACGGCCTGGTCGACGCCGGGGCCGCGATCATCGGCTGGATGCGCCGCAACAAAACCGTCGTGACCGTGTTCGCCGGCACCGTGACCGGACTGGCAGTGGCGGTCGGCGTGGCTCGGGTGGCGATGACCCTGTTCACCCGTGCCCTGGCCGTGAACCCGATCACCCTGGTCGTGGTGGCCATCGCTGCACTCGCGGCCGGCCTGGTCTACGCGTACAAAAAGAGCGACACTTTCCGTGAAATCGTCCAGGGTGCCTGGCGTATGCTCAAGTCCTCGGCTATGGACGCCTGGGACCGGGTGAAGCCGATCCTGGCGGATCTGCGCGAGGGACTCGGGCGCGTGGTCGCGTTCGTCAAGGACAACTGGCCGACGATCAAGGAGGTCATGAAGTCGGTCCTAAACGCCTGCCAGGATATCGTCCGAGGCGCGTTCAAGGTCATCCGAGGGATCGTCACCGTCGTCATGGGTTTGATCAAGGGCGACTGGAAGGACGTCTGGGAAGGCATCAAGGATATCCTGTCCGGGATCTGGGATGTGATGAAAGGCGTGGTCAAGGCTGCGCTCGCCATCGTCAAAGCCGCGATCAAACTCGGGTGGGCAGCGGTCAAGGAACTGACCGGCGCAGCCTGGGACTGGATCAAGGGCAAGATCAGCGACGCCTGGAAGTCGATCAAGTCGAACGTGGGCGACGCGCTCGATGGCGTCAAGTCAATCCTGTCGACGGCCTGGGGCAAGATCAAGTCCGGCGCGAGTCGAGCCTGGGAAGGAATCGTCAAGGCCGTCAAGGCCGCGTTCGATATCATCAAAAAGACGGTCGGCAGTCCGGTCTACTTCGTCCTTGAAACCATCATCAACGACAAACTGATCGCCGGGTTCAACAAGATCAGCGGGTTCGTCAACGGGCCGGAGATAGACAAGATCCCGACCTCTGGGATCCCGCACTTCGCCAAGGGTGGCGTCATGCCGGGATACTCACCCGGCAAGGACAACATGATCGCGGCTGTCTCAGGTGGCGAGGCCATCATGCGGCCGGAATGGACCAAAGCAGTCGGCAAGGACACCATCGACAAGATGAACCGGATGGCAGCGGCCGGAGGCGAACAGGCGCTCAAGCACTACTTTGCCGGCGCATTCGCAGGCGGTGGCGTTGTGGTCGATCGATCGGTCGTCTGGCCCACGGTCGGCACCACGGTGCACCGGACCCCGTACAACCTGGGCCACGATGGCATGGATATCAACCAGCCTCCCGGTCCTGACGTGGGTGCACCGATCTTCGCGTTCCGAGACGGGCCTATCTCGTACGTCGGCTCGGGTCGTGGCTACGGTATCCCGGCCGTGTTCCAGAACACCAGCGTGGGCGAGGTCGTCTATGGTCACATGACCAAGGCCAACGTCAACTCGCGAACGAGTGCAAAAGCCGGCGACGTCCTGGGCTGGGTCGGTTCCTCCGGCAACGCAGATGGCGCTCACCTACACTTTGGTTTCCCTGGCGGCACGTTCTACCAGGCCGAAGCCGCACTTCAAGGGTCGACCAAACTGCGAGGCAACGCGTACG